TTAAATTATCCATTTACTTTTTCTTTTTTAGGTAATTCAATTTTTTTAATTTGAGGTAACTTTAATTTTACTTCTTTTGGAAATTCTGGAATGTTATCTTTAAGAATATTTTCTAGCTGTTTTTTCATTTGTTCAAAACTAAAATTTGTTCTTGAATAATATCCTTGACGTTTACCCTTTATCTTCCAATCTTTATAATTTTTAAAGATATCATTAAAGAAATGACCAACATAACCATGATCTACACTAAACCATTGAGATTCTTTAATCAAAAAATCATTTGCTGCTGAAGGATGGACATTGGTTAATTTACCTTCCATTAAAGCCGTAAACTCTGGTTTTAGAAAATCAGTATGGCCTGACCATCCTGTGGTCATAATGGGTTTGTTTGTTAAACTAAATTCAAGTAATGGACGACCAAACCCTTCACCTTTAGTTAAACTAACCATAGCTTTTACTTTAGGATGGTTATATAACTCATTCATTTCTTTATTACTAAACTCACCATGGAGTAAATAAATATTAGGAATAATATTCCCACCTACTGTATCTCGAATGATATTAATTTGGTTTTGGATTTTTCTTCTATCCATATAGGATGAAACTCCACTACTTGTTTTTAAAATCAAAGCAGGGGCATTTTTTTTATTTTTAAAAGTCTCATAAAATGCTTTAATAGTTAAACCAACATTCTTTCTATCTTCTCCAATATCTCCTTGCATCCAATGTCCTACAAATAAATAAGCAAATTTTTCAGGAATTGAATTAATACTTTCAAATAAATCAGTTGAAGTAATTTCTTCAACAGATATTGGTTTATAAACATCTAAATCAGCTCCTTCAATAAGAACTTCAACGGGGGTTTTAAGAACTAAATCTATTTCATTTCCTGTTCTTTGATCTTTAACTTTATATTTGCTATTTTCAAAAACTTTTTTAGAATGTTCTGAGGAAGTAAGAACTAAATTCATTCGATTACAACCTTCAATCCAAGAATGAACACAAGCTGTGGTTTCAATACCAGCAGTTAAACCAATATTATATTTTCCTACAGGTTGAAATTCATTTGGAACTGTAATTTGACACCAAATATCTGGTTTTGTAGGTATTTGGTTAATAATTAAATCATTTAGAAATCCCCATTCTTCTTTGTGATCTTCAATAAAACCAAAGGGAGTATTTCCCCATCTTTGGGGAAGGATCCTAACATTATATTTGTCTGATTCTACTACAGCCTTAACAAAATCTCTTGAACGAGCACCATAACCTGAATATGTGTCAATTGGACAACTTATAAAAAATGTATTTTTCATTAATAATGTAATTTATGTTTTAAAACTCTTGCATCAAAATCAGTATCCTTTAAAAATTCAAATTTTTCTCTTGGTTGCCAAGTATCAAACAATTCATCAATTCCCTCAATAATACGTTGAGACATTTGTTTTGATGTAAAACCTGCTTCTTTACTTACAGCCCAATTTTTACCTGCTTTCCCACGTTTTTTTCTTTCTTCTCCACCCATTTGATAAAGTTCCATAATACGTTCAGCCGCATCTTCTGGGTTGCATCTACTATCGTAAATGTATGGAGTTTGGGGGGAACCTACAATAGATAAATTGCTTGGGAAAACTGGGAGTGCCCATTCTCCACATTCTTTATAAGTATCCTTATGATTTGATGGGAAATTGGAATCAAACTCTATCCATTTTCCATTTTTATCTACAAATTTCATTTGATCCTGCATCCCACCAGTTACATTGGCTATAAAGGGAGTACCTGTTAATAAGGCTTCAGTAAGTGATAATCCCCACCCTTCAGCGGATGATAATAAAATTACACCATCAACACAATTGTATAACAGATTCATTTTTTCTGAGGGTAATTTATCAGTAGAAATTACAACATCAGTTCTTGGGTTATTACCAAATAGCATCTTAATTACTGCTGGGAGATCTGTTCCATGATCACTTACGGGTTCAGTATGAAGTACTAATTGGCATTTTTTAGCTTGTTCATCTGTTAATTTATCGGTAAATAATTTCCAAGCTAAAAGAGTATCTGGGATTGATTTGCGTCTAATATTTCTTGAATTAAATAGTAGAGTAAAATCTATATCTTTTCCGTTGGTGAGTTGCTTTTTAAATGTTTCAAGTTCTGTTGTTGGGATTTCGATTGGGTAAAAATTTTCATTATCTAAACCATGAGGAACATATTTAATAATTTTACTTTCAGCTTTATCCCCAAGCACAATTTTATTGATATTTACTGTTTGTTTAGAAATACCAAATAAAGCATCACATGCTTCATAATATTCTTTATTATACAAAGGAGCTGGGTATTCATCCCAAATATTTAAATATACAATAGGAATTTCCTTTCTAATTTCATTTTCCATTTGAAACAACCAAACAAAATATCTTGGATCTGTAATAAGAAAAATAGCATCTGGTTTTTCCATTTTAATAATTTGTCTTAACAAGTCTGGATTGCCATAACCATCAATAGGGTATAACATTACATAAGAATCATCAATCCCAGCTCTTTTATTTGTATCTTCTGAAATGTCTGCCCTTTTTCCCATTTCGGGATGTTTTATGGCTCCCGCCATTTGTACCCAATTATATCTGTGAGCAGTATTAATAACCATCTCACGTCCAATTTGAGCTACTCCCGAATGTACTCTAATGTCATCTGTAATTAGGAGTATACGTCGACGTTCTTCTTTAGGGATATAACCTTCTTTCATATATTTTTTATTTTTATTATAACTAAGATTTTCTAATCAGACAAGCTATTTTTTAATAAGATCATCAGCACTAAAAACATATTCTTTACCTTGGTAAGAAGTATTTAATGCTTTGTCGATTATTTCTTTTCTTTTTGATATAGGAGTTTTAGGTTGATAGAATGCTTGTTCAACATCAATATTCTTTTTGAATTCCACACTCCAAAAACTTTCATACCATTCATCACTACTAACAATAACACCTCTAATAGAACTAAAGATGTTTTTAAATACTTCTTTTCGATATTTAAATAAAATTCGTAAAATTAAAAATACTTTTTTCATAAATCTAAATTAGTTTGATTAACGATTTTTTTTCTAAAATCTTCATCAGTTAAAAATAAATAGATTGCTCTATCTGCTAGTTTTTGAAATGTAAATTTTCTTCTAACGCATTCTACTTTGAATTCTTCAAACAAGTCGTTTTGTATTTTTACGCTTGTTAATGTTAAATCTTTTTTAGACATAATTTTTAAATTAATTTAATATATTTGTCGATACGTATATGTTTCAAAAAGAAGCATTACATAATTCTGGATTGTTTTTAAATGGACAAAATCCACAATTCCATTTTGAAGCATTAGGTTCATGTTCTTTTTCTTTATAACCATCTTTATTAAATACTTCTTCTATAAATTCATTTAAAGCTTTTGTTGCTTTGTTAAGTTTCACTTTCCCTGATGCTGGTTTAAAAGTCTGAATTCTAGGAATTACAAAATCAGGATGATCATAAACTTTGCGTTTTACAATAAAGAACTCAATATCAATATTTTCTACTGGGATTCCAAATTGTTCTGAAAAGAATTTTTTGTAAAGAATTAATTGGAATTGTTTATCCTCATCTTTTTTAGTTTTATCATTCCACCCCTTAGTAGATGTTTTAATATCAATAATCTTAAATGTGTTAGTTGGTTCATGATACATCACCACATCCAAATAACCTTGATATATTACGTTACTATAGCGTTTATTAGGCGTTACAACAATAGGTACCTCACACCCCACCAAATACCATCCTCGTTTGCTAAAATACGAACTACGTTTTTTAGCGAATGTTCTTATAATTTCAACTCCATCATCAAAAAATTCTCTTAATTCTTCACTTGAACTGAAGTGTTGGTTTCCATTTTTCTTGTATTGGACTTTATATTCTTCTCGTAGAGCATTTTCAAACATTTCTACAAGATTTTCCCTATCAGCTGCTGCTGCACTTTGCTCATACATTACATCTAAATAATGTTGAAGTACTTCATGTAATGCAGTTCCAAATACTGTATGGATTGTAGAAGTAAATACTTTAATACCATCTTTATATTGAAGTGACCATTTTTTAGGACAACCTCTATACATAGAAAATTGAGAATAAGATACATTCTTTTGGTAAGCATAATTAATCTCAGGTGGTTGGTAAGCTCTTATTTCTTTTACAATTTGAGGTATTTTTTTCTTTTTAGCCAAAACTTATTTCCATTTTCCTCTAAGTACGAGCATAGCAATAATGCCATAATTAGAGATATCAATAAAACTATCAATCATCGCTTCACCTTGAACATAATTTTTACCATTACGTTTAAGCATATTTTTTAGACGATTGATTTTATCATTACAACGTAACCAAATTCCTGTAAGTGAAAGATCTCTGTCTTCTCTAGTAGATAAATCTGATCCTAAAGAGATGTTTGATAAACCATAATCCATCATTTTACCAGCAAACAATTCGTATTGTTCTTGTTGAATAGCTTTAAATTCTTTTGCTAGTTCAGGATAAGTTTTTTCAAAATCTTTAATTGTTTTTCCTAGACCTGTAGGGTTAGAGTGAATAGTATGATAAACTGCTGCTTCTTCTTCTTTTAGCATGTCATCAATTTTACTTGTGGTGCTTCCCATAACTAATTTATTAAATTTATAATACAACTTTTTTATCTAAATAATTTTCAATTGCTTCTAACCTGTCATCAGCATCAGCCAACATTGCAAGTGCTTCTTCAGCATTTTTATAAAAATCTTCTGTTGAATGATCTCCAATACCTGCAGGATTATTTTCTAATAATTCTAGAGTTAGAAGGGCTTTTGCTTTATCAGCTACAGCTGAAGTATAAAGCATATCTCTTAACTTACTCATAACTTTGCTTTTTTGATTAAGGCGTCTGCCTCTTTTTCTTGAATTCCCATATTCCAAAGAACACCTCTAACTCCATATTCCTGCAAAATATCGATATAATGATCAGCTTCACCTAAACCACACTGAAAATATTCAGCTATATATTCTGCTAATTCTTGATAATTTCTTTTGTTTTCATTCTTAATGTACTTAAGCCATAGTTTTTTCTTTGGGATCATCTCTCGGTAAATGGTATAAATTTGTTTTTTCTCTTGTGGATTTATCTTTTGAACATAGTTTACGATATCAATATAACCTATATACATCGATACGTATCTGTGGATCATGTAAGAATTCCATTTTTCCCACGATTTTTGGGAAAAAGAATCGGGATGAGATTTCTTTACAGTTATCTCATCTAACCATCCAAAAATATTTTTTACCTCGATTTGGTTCATTAAATTAAGTCGCCTTTGTATTCTTCTCTTAATTCAACTGGCACTGTACTTTCAAGAATTTTACCTGTTTGAGGATCATAAAATACTGGGATTGGTAGTACAGCATCTTCTTCGGCTCCTACTACAAATTTAGATACTTTACGAAGTAATACTCCTTGAGCAAATACTTTGTTTCCTTCAGGTGTCTCAATCGATGTTGTGTTTTTCAAATCGACATTAAGATTCATTTGTTGTTGTTGTTGTTCCATAATTATTTATTTACTTGTTTTTGTTTGTTTATAATCTAAATAAAATCCAATTGCTACTAAAATATTCATACCTACACTAGCGATTATTTCATGTAAGTCTTCATATACACTTGTCATTAAATGAACGTGTCCTATCATCCAGAATGGTATGGCTAAATTTTGACTTATCCAAATTAGTAGAAATTTTAGGAAATGTTTCATTTTAATTCAATAAGACGAGCAATTAACCCCATAAAATTTATCTCTTTATCGATTCGAAAGTTTGATTGATAAGAATACTCATTGATATAAATAGCAACCATTCCTTCTTTTCCCTCAGCGTATACAGAAGCATTATCATACAAATAACGCATAATTTCTTCAAAATCTTGAGTATTACTATTCACTATAATTTGTCTAATTTCTCTCCAATTGGGTTTTGCCTTAGATAATTCTTTAAGTACTTGAGCCATATAATTAGATGATACAAGTATTGATTTATCAATTACAAGTTTTTGATCTTGTGTTGATAATTGAATGGTATTAAGACATTTACGTAAATCTGGATAATATTGATTTACAATTGTTTTAACATCTTCTAAATCGTACTTAATACCTTCAAGTGCCATAATTTCAGCAAGATGCACTGCTACCTCTTTTTTACTTGGAGGTATAATTTTAAGTGTTTGACAACGTGATTGTAGAGGATCAATAATACGCTCTACATAATTACAGGTTAAAATAAACCTAGTTGTGCGCGAAAATGTTTCAATGACATTGCGGAGCGAAGCTTGCGCCTGAATAGTAAGAAAATCAGCTTCATCCAAAATGACCACTTTAAGTGGTTTAAAACTAGCTGCTGATGCAAATCCCGAAACTTTATCTCTAATCGTTTCAATACCACGTTCATCCGAGGCATTGATAAGGAGATGATCACAATCAAGGTTTTTAACAATAAGTTTTGCTAGTGTAGTTTTTCCAGAGCCGGCTGGGCCATAGAATAACATATTTACAAGATCATTTTGGTTTAGAAAGGTTTGAATTTGGGTTTTAACATGATCGTTCCCTACAAAATTTTCTAGATCGGTAGGTCTATATTTCTCTACTAAAAGTCCGTGATGATTATTCATATTTTAATTTAGATACAACTATATTCTTATTAATTTCATCTCCCCATAATCTAATAAGAGGTTTTTGGGAATCAAAGCATAATTTATTCTTTTTTTTATCATTAGTTCTTGAGTTTTTTTGGGTTTCATTTAGCTCTCCCCAACTTAACCCTTTACCATGCCAATAAACCCCATCTACTTCTACTAAAATATCTAGTTCTGGGAGGTAAAAATCGAAATAATATCCTTTATATTTGTAACTTTGTTTAAATTTAATACCTAATTCTTTTAAGATTATTTTTAATTCTCTTTCAGGTTTAGTATTTTTTTTCTTTTTAGACAAAGTATAATATTCAGAATTAGAACAACTTTTACACATTTTCTGAGACATGGTCTCTGAAAGGGATTCAGCTTGGGTAGGACTTAAATTAGACCATTTATGTTGTTTAATTTTACCACATTTAGGACAGGTGCTAGTAAATTTAGAAATTATTTTTTTACCATACTTCTCATCCTGCCATTTTTTCATGGCACAACTTCTACATAAACGTTTTAATCTTTTAGCTTCTCTCCAAGAACATTCTGCTAATAAACTTACTTTTGAACATTTAGGACATTTGTATTCTTTTTTCATAATATGTTTTGGTTATACATATGTGAAAATTCCTCGTTCGTCAAAAGCATTAACAAGTAAATTAAATAACTTTTTATTCAAAATCCCCGTAAATATTATATTTTTTTAATATTTTCATTCCCAACATATTCATCTAATACTTTGGAACGGTATTTTTCAACTAGTAATGAGTGATCTTTCATTTATGAATAATTTTATAACTTCAGGGGCACGCATATTTAGCCATGTCCCATTTTTATATAATACAATATACAAACTTTCTCTACCAATAACACGCCAAGTTCCATCTATTACATATTTTTCTTCATTGTATGTAATTTCTTCACCTAGTAAGAAATCATAGTCATCTACTCTTTCTGCGTCTCTCATATTCCTTGTTTAAATTCTCCGTACAACGAATACATTTTAGGTTGTTCTTTCACTACTTCTTCTTCGTGAGTTTGAATAGCATATAGCTTACTGTCCATAGGATCTAATCTGTAAGCACCTTTAAAACCTGTTTGATGCAAAAATGCTTCCAAGGCATCAGTTAAAGTTTTAAATACCTCTTTTTTAGGATCACCAACGAGTGTCCAACGATCCCCTGGAGGTACTCTTGTGGCAATCAATTCATTATGTTCTACTACTTTTGTTTCCATTAGAATCCGTGAATTTCATCAGGCATAGGATCTTTTTTATCTGGTACTGGGACCAATGTACATTCTGTAAGAAGTAATGTTCCAGCAACGGCTGCAGCATTTTCGAGTGCTGTACGTGTTACTTTAGTAGGATCAATAATGCCGGCTTCTTTCATATCAACAGTTTTATCATTTCTAATATCGTAACCAGCCCAAACATCATTACCTGAATTGATTAAATTATCAGCAATAATTTTAGCACCTACTTCTTCGTATCCAGCATTACTTAGAATTTGAACAAAAGGTTTTTCACATGCTTGTTTTACAATTTGTGCCCCAATCCCATTTCCTTCAATAGAACCTTTAGCATAAAGTAAAGCAGCACCACCACCAGGTACAATACCTTCTTCTAGAGCAGCTTTTGTAGCATGTAAAGCATCATCTACACGATCTTTCTTTTCGCGCATTTCAGTTTCATTGTGACCTCCTACATGGATAATAGAAACACCACCTACCATTTTTGCTAAACGGTTTTGAAGTTGTTCAATTGCATAAGGAGTATCAGCTTGAGCAATTTGAGCTTGAAGTTCTTCAACTCGAGCTTCAATAGCCTCTTCAGTACCTTTACCATCTACAATTGTAGTTTCTTCTTTAGTAACGGTTACTGCACGAGCTTGACCAAACCAATCCCAACTGAATTTGTCAAGTTTCATACCTTTATCCTTATCAAATACAATACCACCAGTTACAGTAGCAATATCTTCTAGGATAAGTTTACGACGATCACCAAAATCAGGAGCTTTAACAGCTGCTACTTTCAAAGTACCACGAGCTTTGTTTACAATCAAAGTTGCAAGTGCTTCATTTTCAATATCATCAGCAATAATCAACAATGATTTATTGGTAGCAGAAACACCTTCTAGGATAGGAAGCAATTCTTTAACTTGGGTAAATTTATGGTTTGCAACCAAAATATAAACATCTTCAAGTTTACAAGACATTGTATTATTATCAGTAACAAAGAAATGTGATTTATAACCTTTATCAAACTGCATACCTTCTACAGTTTCAAGATATGTTTCACCTGATTTGCTTTCTTCAATATGAACTACACCATCACGCCCTACTTTTTCAATAGCAGTAGCAATTAATTTACCAATTTCAACATCATTATTAGCTGAGATGGTAGCTACTTGTTCTAGTTGTTCTTCTGAAGAAATGTCTTCAGCATTAGTACGAAGGGTTTCAATTACTTGTTTTACAGCAGTATCAATGCCACGCTTAATTTCTACAGCATTAGCACCATTGTTTAGATGACTCAATCCTGATTTTACCATTTCACGGGCTAACAATGTTGAAGTAGTAGTACCATCACCTGCTTTATCAGCAGTTTTCATAGCAGCAGCTTTAACTACTTGAACACCTAACTGTTTTAGATTACCATCAACATGAACATTTTTGGCTACTGTAACACCATCTTTTGTTGATTGTGGAAGTGAAGGATGTTGATCAATCAATACATTTCGTCCATTAGGACCAAGTGTACTTACTACGGCATCAGCTAGGATATTAATTCCTTCCATTAATTCCTTTCGTGCTTCAGCACCAAATTTAATTTCTTTTCTTAAATCTACAGACATAATTATTCGGGTTTAATTTTCGCTAAAATTGAATTCTCAGGCCCTATATAGTACTCTTCTCCATCGTACTCTAACTTGGTGAAACCCATTGTTGGGAGAATAACTACGTCACCCACTTGAACTTGCGTTTCAATAAAGGTTCCTGTTACTGTAGGTTTACCGGGACCAATGGCTACAACTTCTCCTTTTTCATTTCGGTCTTTCCCCAAATCTGGGACAACAATGTTACCATACATTGTTTCTTCTTCTTCAATCGGTTTTACAATAACCGCGTCAAATAGTGCTTCTAAACTCATATTCTGATTTTGTTTAATAATTCTTGCATTAATTCTCTTTCTTTTTCGTATTCCTTGATGTAAGACCTAACGGAATCATATTCAGGTTTTCTATCAGTTTTGCCTTTAGCTATTTTAGCTAATGCCTGTGACAGTTTACCATAATGACCTAAAGGCTTTTCATAAACTTTACCTTTACTACCTTTATCTAAATTTTTAGAATCAGGAGTAACAGTTTCTACCACAGTATAGCAGTATTGATCTTTTGAAATGTGGAATGGTTCCAGTACAGGATCTTTAATAATAGTATAACTCATAATTTTTATTTATAACGTGAATATACGAATTCTTTTTAACAAAACCAACTTTAGGGAGCGATTTAATTACTTAATTTTTAAAACTTTTGGCTTAGCTGATTCAGCATAAGGTACTGAGATTTTTAGTAAGCCGTCTTTCATAGATGCTTCTGCTTGAGATAAATCAAACTTAGAAGTAATTTTATAACCTAAATTAAACGAACGTCTTGCTACTCCTCTATGAATATAGTTACAATTATCTACTTCACAGCAAGCATCTTCTTTAGGTTTGTTATAATTTACTTTAAGAATATCCCCTTCGATATCAATATTAACATCAGATTTACCAAGTCCGGTACATGCAATTTCAAAATGCAAACCGTTCTTGTTTTCGTAAATGTCTACGGGGTGTGGAATTTTGGCCTCAATAGCCGGTTGGAAATAGGTTTCAGACTTAAAAAAGTCTCTAAATAATAGATCAAATGGTGAGACATATGTCTCGTTAAATAATGTACTCATATCATTTTAAATTTGTGCTGTCCAAAGATCAGCGGGTTAAACTTAACAAAACTTAGCTCCCTAAAGTATCGGTTTTGTTGAATATACATATATTAAAACTCGGATTCGGCTCTCCTTACCATAAAATATTCACTAGAAATTCCATTATTTGAAAATTCTAATCTCATAAGTCCCATTGTACTCAAATATAATTTACCACCATCCATATCTTTATTTGCTTGAAGGATAGTTTTTAACATATCTGAATTAAATGGAAGCTTCATATTTTGTTCCTTAATATCACCTGCAATTTGATAGGTAATTTTGTTGTTATGTCCTGATTCATCACCAAATACAAATTCTACAACATCATTCCCATCTAAATCCTGAGTAGTGGTAACTAACATATTATCAATTCCAGCTAATGCACTTTTAGCTTTGATAACATTTTCAATATCTTCAGGTGTTAAATCTAATTCAACAACCCAATCAGGGACATTTACAGTACCTACTTTATCAATAAGCAAGGGATCAGATAAAGCATAATTTAAATTGAAATTCATATCTGAAATCTTCAACTTAGTAAATACTTTATTGGTTTTTTCTAATTCAAGAAGCAAATCACCATTACAAATTGATATTAGGTTTTGTAATTTTTTAGTATCATAAATTGCTAAACTAGCATTTTCTAATTCAAAATCTTCACATACAACACTACCAATAACATCTTTGGTGGGTGTCATAAAATTAATTTCTAGGTTATTATTTGCAATAGACCATTTTACAGATTCATTAAGTCCTAAATAGTACTTATTAATAACGGATTGAAGTGTAAGTTTATTTATCATAAATTAAAAAACATATCCTTGTATGGATTGAGATTAAGATTCCAATCTAAATCATTATAAAATCCCTCTAACTTATTTAACAAAATTGAATCAAATATTTTTTTCCTATCAGCATTTTCTTCAATAAATGTACGTATTTTTTCAGGCATATCCCACTCTAAAAAAGCAATAGCATCAATTTGATAAGCATTTGGTTTTAAGTAAATCCATTTAACTTTATCACCTTGAGTAATATAACTATGTTGATTATTTAACCCCCAAAATCTTAATAAATCATTATAAATAATTACTGATTTTACAGCTGCCGGGGCTCCTTTAGCAATGGTAGAAAACATTTCACCAGCACGTGCTTTACGTTCAGTGTATTTATTTAATGTTTTTACAGATGTGGGGTTACCAAGTTGAGTAAGCGGTATACTACCGTCTAATATTTGCTGTTTAAATTCTTTAACGCGAGCATCAATCTCAGGTTGTTTCGCGCCTTTCAACACATCAATAAGTGCTTGTTTAAAGAAATCACCTAATACAGGAGGAAAATTAGCCTTTTTAAATTCAAGACCTTTAACATCAAGTGACTCTTTTACAATACCTTCTTGCTTTGTAATCCATTGAGCATAGCGACGAGTTGCTCTAAAATAAGCAGAACGAATTACACATTCTGTTTTAATTTCAAGTCTATGCTCTTTAACATTAAAACAATCTTTAGCTAAAGAATCATAAGATTTGGTAATAATGTTTTGGTATTTTAGAGCTATTTCTTCTAACTTATCATCTTTTTCTTCACTCGACATTTCATCAAAGTTAGGATAAAGATATCTAAGAAGGGGTTCAGTATGTACATAAACCGAGTCGGTGTCTATATAGGCGACATAATTTTTATCTCCAGGATCGCATATTTCTTTAGGAGTTTCTTGAAGATGTTTCATTCGCTTACTTGTATTTCACCTAAATTGTGAGCGGGAATATAAAAACTATATTCGTGTTTAACAAGCCATTCTTGAACAATTTGTTTCATTTGTGAAGAATTTCCTGTCACAATTGTGTACTGTTTATAACCTGGTTTTTCCCAGAAGAAAAACTGATTCAATCTATGTTCTACTTCTGAATGAGTTGTACCATGTAAATCTAAAGTGCTAGAGGGTGATCTCATTTCTAATAACTTTATTCATATGGCGATTAGCTGCTAAAGCACTTTCTTGAATAATCCGTTGACCACTCAAAGTAATAGCTTCTGATAGGATAACATTTCCATAACGGAAAGATCCAAGTGCAGTAGCACCATACAAGGAATTTAACAAAATCTTCATTGTGTATTGTTTCATATGAAAACCAGCACCAGCTTCTTTATCACCTGATTTGTATGCTTTTTTCATTTGGTTTTTATATAAAACACGCTCATCAAACCATTTTTTCAAAATAGTAGATAGTACTGATTCTCTATTTGTATCAAAGAATACACCATTAGCTGAAATAGACCACTTGTTTTTTGTAATGTAGTTAACAAGCTCTCCTACTTTCATTTTAGTGCGTTTACGCTTAGAGTTTTCAATAATCAATTCTTCTTCAGGATCTCGTCTTTTCAAATCATTAAGACCTAAACGATTATTTCTATCATCAGCATCAATAATACGACCAACCATTGTTTCTTTACCAATATTTATAGTCATAATAATCGAAGGATATAGTGAGGTCAAATCCTCATCAAACATATAATTGTAGATACCTGCTTTAGGAC